GGACCCGTCCTTGATGAGATAGTAGCTAAGGTCCGCGAGGATCAAATCACCCCTGGTCCCAAGAGCTACGGAACGATCCGCAAGGATAACAGGGATTCCATATAGCGTCCCAGGGATGGCACCGATGATGCCTGTCAGGACTGGAGCCCAGAGCAGGTGGTTACCGCCATCTGCAATCGTCGTGAGTTCAGGAAGAGTTGTCTGGGATGCGATCCACACCAGACTACCACCGAATTTCACTCGGGAATACATATTCACGATATCCGCAAAGTCGATTAGATTCGGCAGAGCTCGGCCAATATCGAGCCTTGCAGGAGAGTTAATCACTCCCTGTGGCTGTCCAACGCCAGAGCCGCTATAGAAAGCCGTGTCCTCTGCGCCCCTCATCGCCAGACGAAGCATCTGCGTTACAAGAGCGTCGGCAGAGGTCCAGTTCCTGATCAACTTATCGGACAGGACCGTATGCGCTGCAACCTCGTGAGGAGTAAGGCATATCTCGCGCAGGCGAAGGTCGGTTTCCGGCTTCGTAGCTCCTTCAGCAATCCACTGAACCACCATGCCGCCATAGATGTTTTCCACCGGGCCCTGATCCAAGCAAGGCATTGTTACCGAAGCATCGGGAGGAGTGCCGGCCGGAATCACCGTACACCTAGGCCGGAAGATCTCCGTCTGAGGATCAACCATCCGCAGCAGAGGCAGGAACTGGTTAGGAACCGCAAACCCACCCTCTACACCGACACCCATGGACTGCTCACGTTTCTCTGCATTTACCTCTACATAATTCAGTCTGGAATCGTTTTCGTTGAACCGGACCGAATACACGAACTCCCCAAGACTTTGAAATTCCTTGGGAGCTTCTGCCCTGATCGAAGTCCTGATTGTGGCCTTCGGAGCATCAAGGACGATATTATCCTGAATCAATTTCCGAGTTCTCTCCTCCTCCTTCTTGAAACCATCAACCGACTTGTCGAGTTCTGTATACTGCTTTTCCTCATCCGCGGTAAGATCCCTCTTTTCCGTGTCGGCTGCGTCCAGAATAACCTTCATCTTATCCGTCGCGCCGTCTCTCTCTTTGATAAGATTGGACAGTCTTTCCTGAAGAGTCATGTGTTCTTCCTCCTTGTTACGTTTTCCGCAGAAGAGCTAATCTCATCCTGCGTTGTTTCATTGCCCTCTGAATTTCATCCCTATCAATGCGTGACCGTAAAGAAACGTCCGTTGCCTCGTAAAATGGATATGTCACCGGAGACACATCGAATAGCCGCACCTTCTTGAGCACTCTGATATCGTCCTCACCCTCTGTTTCCCATCCTGCGTCAACCGTCTGGAACGCAAATGAAGCCTGCGTAATATCCCCCCTCTGAATACTCACCATGAGATCCCGGCCCACACTCGTATCGGGAGGATCAATCTCCATCCACAACCCCTTGTCATCTTCATTCAGACGAAGAGTCCCCGATGAGGTACGTCCAAGGATATAGTCCGGGTTATGATTGAAGAGAGCCCGGATGTCGTCTACCTTGATAGAATCCATAAACGCACCCGGTTCGATCCGTTCCCGGAACCAGGAGGGACCATCCACGACGTTAAACACCGCAGCATGACCTATGATCCTCCTCGGTTTTCCGTCATCCCTAGTCTGGACCTCGAAGTCGAAGACGTTATACGTCCTCCTGTCCAGGTGGATGATCTGTTTGTCAGATCGTTCATTCTTCATCTGATTCGGGCTCTGACTCTGGTTTGGGTTCGGCATCGGGGCTCCCTCCTTTACCGGTCATATCTATAGCCGGATTTTCATAAACGTCACCTCCCGGAATCGGGTTCATTTCCTCTAATGCCCGAATCTCATTTGCGCTCATCCATTTATTCTGCCGCGCAACTGCATAGGCCGCGTACCTGGAAACGATATCACCTCTAAGAAGTGCATCCAGCTTAAACCTTGCAAAATACGATTTGCGTTCTTGGTCTGTAAGAAGGAATTTATTGATGCTCTGCTCAATCCGAACCAGCCACGGGCGCAAGGTATGAACAACGAAGGACATCATGAACTGCTCTGCGCTGGCATAGGTGCTGGATTTATCCGGGTGTCCGATAAGAATGGCCGGCACCCGGAAGATCCTTGCAATTTCCTCAACCTGGAATGCCCTAGTCTCTAGGTACTGGCTATCCTCGTTTGTCAGGGATAACTGCGTCCAGTCTAGACCCTGCTCGAAGACCACAACCTTGAACTTATTATCCCCGGACATCGCCTTCTGAAGGCTTTCCTGCAATCGGAGTTTCGCATCTGCCTTCAGAATACCGGGCAGTTTAGCGATACCTGACGCTCTAGCTCCGTTTGCAAAGTAGGTAGCCCCATGGTCCTCGGCTACGGAAGCCAGGTAAATCGCTCTACGTGCCATCTCAACAGGAGAAATACCTACAAACCCGTCTGAGGATAAACCCTTTAGATGCCAGATATCCTCTGCGTCGTATAGTGTCCGCTTACCAATATCGTCTGTATATTCATAGGCAAGAATCTGCTTTGAGGCATCCATCATTTTGGGAGTGATGCGGTCTGGGTGAAATGGAACGATGCGCAGGATCTGATTACGACCATCCCTCTCCAGGAACGAATAAGCATTCCCGCGTAGGCAGAGATGCCCCACGGCCATTTCAAAGAATTCAAGAGCTGTCTGGAAATTATTCGGGGTATCGTGGAGCATCGAGTATAGGTAATGATCCCTGGCTGGTTCCTTGCTATCTCCTTCCCCCCTCTTGTAAAGAATCAGGGGTAGGGATGCAATAGTCTCAGACAGTACACGCACGCACGCAAAGACGGCTGTCTGCCTCATGGCCCCGTCCCCGGTTACGTCCGCACCCGCGCGCGCGAGCGAATCCGTAAGCCGAACGATCCAATGCTCTGCACCTATGGAATCAGAGGCAGATATACGCTCTTCGATCTTCTCGGTAGGAACTGATGGTTTATCCGAGGATTTAAGACGCGACCAGAATGACATGATGCCATTCTGCGCATAATAGGCAGGAAAGTTCTACTACGGAAACTAAAGATGATACAGATACAAAACTACTTTGAGGAGCAATCGGCAGAAATAAAGATAATCTCGGCCCGTGGAATCCTGATCGTACCTCTGAACCGAACTGAATCCATCTCTCCCATTTCAACCCATTTATAGACAGTACCTACATGGACTCGGCAGAACGTAGCAACTTCTCTCGGTGTGAGTAAGGTTCTCTTCGGAAGGTCAGTCGATCCTTGTAAAGATGATATTTTCAACCTTTATGCCCTCCTGAGTCCGGCGTATCCGGGAGTGATTGGCCATATAATTCAATCGGCTTCCTCTGCTGTATCTCCCATTCTCGAAGGATCTTAGAACAAATGCCCTGTTTCTATCGTCAACCTCTAAGAGGCATGACTTGAATAACCCTTCTCGTAACGATACGCACATACCCAGGATAACCAAATCCTCCTCCCCATCAACGTCAATCTTGATATGATCGAATGGACCGAAGTCTTTTGTTAAACCATCTACGCTGTTTATTGCGATAGGGAATTGACTTGTTCCCTTCTTGATTAACCCCCCATCTGAAGATCCGGCCCCGGCATTTTCATATCTGAAAGTGCCTGTCTCCGAATTCATCCCGATTGCAGACCACAGTGGATTGACCGGACAATGCTTATTGTTCCGCTTGTTTATACACAAGGAAGCATAGTTTCCCGGATGCGGTTCCACAGCTAGAACCTTGCAACCCTTACTTGCTGCGTATAGAGAATAGAGACCGATATTCGCCCCTACGTCGAGAAGCGTTTCACCGGGAAGGAAGGAGTCGATCCAAGCAAGAGTCTCTGGTTCCTTCCATCGTGCGCTCTCTGCCCTCCAGCGTTCCAATTCGGTTTCACACTTTATTTTGATATCAGCATCATAATTTACTTTGATAAATTCCATATATTACCCCATTGCTAGTGATGGTTGAAATGGAGCGGACAATTTATCTCTTTTCCGAATATTTTCCTTTGCCCACATTGGCTGTAAATTACTCAAGCACCAACATTTTGAAAAATCTATATCTTCTGGTTTATCAAAGTTAAAAACTGATCTTGGTACTTTATGATCGATATGCCATGCATTTCCATTCATATGAGGCATAATAATTCTCCCTATACCATATGATCCTGCATTTAGCACAACAGAATTTCTGAAAACTTCGGGAGGGATCAAATTCTAATCTACATTGTTGGCAATCTTTCATTCTTTCACCTCCTCGATTCCGGTCAATCCATACCGCCTTTCAGTGTCGCAAGTTCCACAACGCCATAGATGCTCGCGGACTCTTCCACCGATGCTATTTTTCACTCGGTCCTTCACTATGTTCTGCATGACCTTTAGATGCCCACCCTGTTCATCTACAAACTTGGGAACACCCATATATCCTTGATTGTACCGAGAGAATAGATGCTTCGTATGCCATCCGCATTTATCGCAGAGCAGATGTCTCATCGTCCGTTGCGGTTCCATGTCAATCTCCCATTGGTTCAGTTTTAGCAATTCCTTTACAAATCAACGTCTCTGCCAGTATCCAGTCCTCCTCTATATTCAAATCAAATCCCTCATTCAATTCAGTGTAAAATGGAAGTACGGTTTCACCGGTATAATCACCGAATGTTCGCACAATCTCTGCCTTTGCAATATGGATGCACCCATTCTGTATCAGCATCAACGGTAGTTCCTGAGTCGGCATATCATGAACCGGAGTCCCTTCAATCCGTTTATCAGACATTGGCAGCATCCAACGCTTAGCTCCGATCTTCCACATCTTGTACGGGTGTTGCCTAACGTGACTGACCGCACGCATGGAATCCGATGGTTGACCCATAGCCCACTCCCTCCATGCACGTTTGATGGTTTGTGCGGTTCTGAACGGGTTAGTTGGCCTTAGAATGATGAATGTATCGTCACTCTTCATTCTCAGACTGGAGATGAGATGCTTTACAAACTGGATGTCTGGACTGTCGGACCTGGCAAATTCTTCCAGTCTGAAGATTATCTCAGCCCCGTACATATTCGCAACATCCGCAATCTCTCCCGATTCTGTACTGACATAGATCCCATTGAAGATCCCGGAGTGCTTTGCGCCAGCGATGGCGTATGCGATCAGAGGATGCCCGGCCAGCATTCGAATGTTCTTTCCTGGAATGCGCTCGCTACCGCCACGGGCAGGAATGAAGGCGACCGTGCTCATTAGTAAGCTCCTAATTTAAGTTACATATCCTCCATCAATAACCCATGATGCACCTGCAAGATCTTCACAACAACAAGCATATAATAATGTCTGTTGAAGACTCCGCTTACTTATAAGCCGACACATTGGTATTTTAGGAGAAATCTTGTCTCTGAATTCTTGTGACAACTTCGGTGTCTCTACTGGTCCAAAACTCGGACATACGGCCCTTATACCAAATCGTCCATATTGCCGTGTCAGGCAAGCTGCAAAGTGACGGAGAGCAGCTTTACTTAGATTATATGCTACAGGTTTTTCAAACTCTCCACTATAATTTGTCCAATCAGCCGCCCTCCATCCCATGATAGATCCGATGAAGACGATAACACCGCCGCCGTTCTTGATCATTCCCGGAATCTTGGATTCAACGATCCTAGCATGAGCCGTCAAGTTGACCTTTATGATATCCTCGAAGTCCGTAAAGAACCTTGCATCTGTCTTGCTTGGAGGAATGTCTATGGCTGCGTTACAGACGATAATGTCCGGCTGGTATGGAGCATGTGAGGATTCAAATTCGGATAGCGTCTTCATATCTATGATCGAGAAATCAACTTGAGGCAGTCCCCATGTCCAGACTTTAGCACCTGCGTTCTCCAGCGTCTCCTTCCAGATCGGCCCGAGGTTCCCTTCTGCTCCGATGAGCAAAGCAACCTTACCATGCAAATCAAACATAGTTATTCCTCCTTCATAATCACGGCCTTTCCACATATCGGGCAGAAGTTCCAATTAAAAGAATTTATGGTTTGTAGACCTCCAACCGAGCAGCAAAATGGGCAACCCTTATCATTCTTCCCATGGCACTTCGCCTCTGGGTCTGACTCCATCGTCCCGCTTAACCTAGTTTGCGGCTCTGAATTATCTGTAGGACATCTATAGGGTGCTTCCATCCGCACTATGAAACCTCCGTGGCACTCCTCCAGGTGCTGACGGTCGTACTCCAGAAACGCATCAATTAAATCTTGATGAAAATCTTCATGACAGCCTCTACTTTGTATCTCCAGATATATCTTCTTCCAGTCCATGTCACTTCTCCTCCAGAAGATCTTTGGTTATCGGGACCGACGTTGAGCAGTCGCTCTTGAGGATCTTCCCTGCCAGTTCGTAAAGTCTATTCCCACGGATACCTTCTCTTGTGGCCGGAGACTTCAAAACAATGTCAGACAGTTCAATCACGGCCCCCTCCTTCAGCATCTTGTTCGGGTATCCAATCTTCTCCATCTTTTCTAGGGGCTTCTCCTCGTCTGGTATCCGCAGCTTCTCCCCGTGACCGTATGCGGGTTTCATCCTTCGAAGGTTTCGGACAAGGTTCTTCATCCCCTGCGGCTGAAGGGACAGCGCATGATCTGATCCCTTGGCCGTATGGTCCAGAGTGAAATGCTTTTCGATTATCCGCGCCCCATACATATAGGCCATCTCTGCGAGGAGGATTCCGTTGTAATGGCACGAATATCCGATTATGCAAGTCTGAAGCCTGTCCATCATTGTCTTGATAGCTGATATGTTTGCGATGTCCGCTCTTGTTGGATAACTGGCTACGCAGTGAAGGAACGCAACCTGAGCCTCATGGAGGAGTGCAATGGTATCAGCATCAACAACCTGATCCATATAAGCCCCTCCGGTAGAAATAATAATAGGCTTTCCCTTCTTACAGATATGGATAAGTAACGGTATATTTGTCAAATCCCCAGAGGCTATCTTGTAACAAGGAACATCCAGATCATCGAGGAAATCCACGGCCTCTTCGTCGAAGGCTGTCGCAAATAGGGTTATCCCTATTTCCTTGCAATAGGCCATGAGTTCCATGTATTCGACTGTTCCGAACTCAAGGGCTTCCCGGTGTTCCCCGTAGGTGCGCCCGAAGGCATGCTCAGAGTTGTAGGGAGTCGATAGGAACGTCTTCGTGTAACACCTGGATAAAGTCCTCTTCTGGAGTTTAACCGCGTCACAGCCGCATTCCTTGGCTACCCGGCACATCTCGATGGCCGTATCGAGCTTCCCACCGTGGTTGTGTCCGATCTCGGCAACTACCCAGGCATCCCCGTCCTGTGTGATCTGATGGCCGTCAATCATTATTGAGCGCATAACCCATCTCCCTTCGTCTTCTTTTTGCCTCCCATGATCTCCCTTCAACTTCTATCAATTTTCCCTCTCTGCAACATCCTTTACATATTTCTGTTTCTGTTTCAGCTTTATTCTTTATCTCTACGAACCATAAAAGATTACAACGTATACAGAAATAGTGCTCTACCAATTTATAGATATATACAGTCATCCTCATCAACCTATGTGTGCTCCGTCATAAACATCTCTTGTAATCCCGCACCTAACACATTCTTCCTTAGAACATCCATCGAAAACAATCTCCCACCATTTGCGCTTTCTATTGATTTTACTCCACAAATGGCCACCACCATGCAAGCATGGAGCTTTAGAACAAAGATATTCATGTATTGGTTCTCCGTTCTCTTCGTGATATCCGGTTGCTATTACATATGTTTTCTTACTGCCACAGACTCTACAATATACCATAACTCAATCCTCCAATTCATTCCAGAGTCAGGATTCCCCTTGATTCATAGATACTCACCATAGTTCCGATATTCGCAACGGCCCGGCTCCAGCCGATGAGCATTGCCACAAATAAGTCTATTCTGTCCGTGCTCTTGTCCTTCACGGGCCGGATATTTTCGTTTGCATCTGGCACCATTACGAGATTATCAGTGCACCAGCGCAGCACAGGATGTCCACCGTGCCGGATCCGGCCACCGAGCACAGCCTTCAGGATATCCTTCGATGGTTCGGATAACGACTTCGCTCCCTGCCGGACCTCTACCATCTGTATTCCGTGGTTGTTAAGCAGTTCGGTAGACAGCTGGGTAGCGTTCCACGGGTCAAAGCCAACCTCCCTCAAATCGTATTCGTCCGCAGCCTGGATGATGTCTCGCTTGATGTACTCGTAGTCGATGACATTCCCAGGCGTTGCGGTAATCCATCCGGCCTGAACCCACCGAGCGTAGTCTATCCTGTCTTGCCGGCTCCTTTGACGGATCGTGTCTTCCGGGCAGTAGGCTTTGACGATGACTTCCCAGTCCTCTTCTGCGCTGGTAGGCGGGAAGACAAGAATGAAGGCTGAAAGATCGGTAGTGCTCGAAAGGTCAAGACCCCCGAAAACGGGCCTGTTTTTAAGGAGATCGACTCCAGAGATAGGATTCGAACAGGAATCCCATTTATCCATTGGCATCCACCTTCGGATAACTTTAGCAGGTATATTGAGCCGGAACCGCTTGAAGTCTTCGAACTCGATGAGGTCTTGCTTGGCTTGCTCATAATCCCTCCTTATTCTGTCTAGGGTGAATATGTGACCTAGACTCGGGTTAACTCGCTTCCATAGTTCCTCATCGTGTGGGTCGTCGTGCTCCGGGTCCGCAATGTAGAGGATCGGCAAGAAGCTAGGATCTTCCACAATCCCGTCTTTTATCTGCCTGGCCTTCTCCCGGACTCTCCACCATATAGATTCGCGGTCGTAGATCCCGGCTGTAGTACAAACAAAGATGAGTTGCTGCTTTCGTGCATAATCGGTACCCGCCGTGAGAACACGCCAGAGTTCATCATTCGGCTGTGCATGTAATTCATCAAAAATTACACAAGACGGATTCAATCCGTGTTGCTTGCGGATTTCTGAAGAGAGTACTTGATAGAATCCATTGTTTTGCCGATTGATAATCCGCTTCCGAGAATCGCGAACTGAAAGCCGTTTACTCAACACTTCGCTATTCCGTACCATCTGCGCCGCTACGTTGTAAACCAAGCTGGCCTGATCTCTGTCCGCCGCTGCACCGTATATTTCTGGAGATTGTTCACCATCACTACACAGCATATATAATGCGATAGCTGCTGCGAATTCTGATTTTCCGGACTTTTTTGGAATTTCCACATAGCAGGTGCGGTACTGCCGGATGCCGTTTTCATCGACGGAACCGAACAGGGGCCGCAGAATCTCTTCTTCCCACGGAAGTATCGTAAACTTCTTCCCGGCCCATTCGCCTTTAGTGTGGGTCAAGTTGTTAATGAACCCCATGACGTTCTTGACTTTAGCTTCGTCCATTAGTCCATGAACTCCTCTATGCCTTCCTTCTTCTTAGCCTTGCTTATGAGACTGCCCAACTGAGCCAGCCCCGTTGACGATAACCCGAGCTTGTCGCTGCACTTACGGATCTGATCTGATAATCTATCGAGGCTAAACAGGAGCGGATTCATAATCATACGCTTCTTCTGCTCAACGATCATCCCGGTCGCATTGATCTGGTCGAGACAGGCACGCCACGCAGCAGAGTACGTCGCGATCATCTCCAGGTGCTTTTCGTTTGCGCAATTCAGCAATCCATAATTATGCAAAGCATCAGCAAATATCTTCCATTCTCGGCGTTGCTCGCGGGATAGGTGTTTTGGGCATCTCGGGACAAGATCCCTATCCGCCTTTGGCTCATTAGCAACCCGGTCCCTCTGCTCGTCATACAGTACCCCCTTTTCAAGCAAGAGCAGAGGAGAGGGCTTTATCGGTTGAGGCATTACGTATATCCATCCTCACCTGGTTCCCACTTGTTCATTCTGGATCATTTTGTTCCAGTACATGAAACATATTGGAACATAGTGGAACGTTTTGATGTCGCAGAGCCGTCTGCGCCCACGACTACCCCGTCCCAACATAGAATTCCTACAATAGCTGTCATCTTAGCTCTTGAACACGCTATTAATGCTCATATCGGGAAAGGCCTTGTAGATCGTGGAGAGCAGATCTGTGAAGGAGAGACTTCGCACAAATTCTGATAAGCGTCTAATATAGGCGGCAATCTCCTCTTCCAGTCCTTTTAGTGTGCACTCTCCCTGGCGTTGCCCGGCAGGAGTGAGACGGTATTTCCTCCAGGGGATTCCGCGCTCAGAGATCACGT